AAGTGGACTCATCGGCTTCCATCGCATTGATCTTGTAGCCGAAGCTGACATTCCGGATGATTCCATCCTTGATCAGCTCCTGCATTTCGCGTCCAAGTTCATTGTTCGCGAGTTTTACACGTGCATATGCACGCTTATTCTTGATATATGCCTTTTGAACAACACCAACAATCCGATCTGGATCGTGCTGATAAAGAAGAGGTGCGCCGTCATTAAGGCGAGTTAGATCCATGGATTTTGCATCCATGTTTAATACTTCCATCCCGTAATAACGCTCTACGGGTGCTTCACTCGCAAATGGGAATTCAAGGGTGCGATCTTCATCGGCACTGCGGAATTCAGCAGTGAAAGAACGCTTTACAGTTTCGCCTTCAAGGAAACGCAACGCCGAAATTTTGCGCAGTTCAGAGAACTTATGACCAACCATAGTCTCAGTCTCCTCGTAGTTGCCATCTTGACGGCGATACACGCGAATTAAAGCAGCGGGATCTTCTTCTGATGCATTGATGCTAAATGACGAATCAGGAACGCCAAGTACACCTTCGCGCATTACATGTTCAATTTTCCCGCGTGCAGTACCGCCGCTGGAATCCCATTCGACAAAATCACCAATTTTCAATGCATCAGGTGCAGCACGCTCTTCTTCGCGTTCACCCGTAGCTTCTTCAAACATCATCGGATCAAAATCATGATCACTAAGCCACTGACGTGCTTCTGCAGGTGTAAAGCGATCAGCATCAAAGCGGATTGCTTGTAGTTCGCTGGTGCCTTCTTTGATGCCATAAATTGCATCAATACCGGCGCCGAATTCATCATTGACGCGGCGGATGCTGTCGTACTGATCAGGGTCAGTCAGACGTGCAGCATGCTCGTTGGGATAAGGGCGACCTTCTTCGACTGGCTCAACGTCAGGCGCAGAACGCTTCTGCACACCAGTCGGTGCAAAGCCTTTTGCCTCGCGTTTCATGAGTTCCACGAATGCTTTGCTCATCAGTCTATGTCTTCCAATTCAGGTTCTTCTTCATGTTGTACCGGATGTTCGGTAGGTGGTACAGGAGTCGGCTGGGTGACACCATTATTTGATACCTGTGAAGGATCCGTATCAAGGACGATGCCAAGTTCATCAGCAACAGCCAGTTCATGCTGCCGTTGACGCATCTGATCCTCAAAATCACCGCCGTGCAATGCGATGACCTGCGAAAGGGTCATGATGCCGCTACGGATTAGCTCCTTGTAAGCAGCCGCTTCCTTCTGCGGATCAACAAACTGGGCAGCAGGTGCAATCCACTTGGCTTCTTCATAACGCTGTGGGTTGGACTCAAAGCCGGGCAGATCCAACACACCAGCCAAGACCGCCATCTCAAGCCAACGCTCATAGACCTCTTCGCACAGCGATTCGATCAAATATTGCTGCAGCACTTTGTAGTGCGTGCGAGTTTCAAGCAGCTCTAGGCGCGAAGAGCTGTAATTGCTCTGCGAGAAATCTGAGCTGACTTGCGTATAACTACAGCCAATCCCAGCAGCCACAGCTCGCAGCATTTGCTGGACAAAAGGAGTAAACGCATCATCAGGGCGATTGGGAGTGAAGAATTGCATTTCTTCGCCCGGTGCCAATCGACGGATACTGCCGGGTGAGAAGTCGAGGACAGACTCCTGATCAAACGTGCCATCTTCAAACAGCTCCTGATCCGGCGTCTTAACGAACGCCATCATGCTGCTGCTGGCACGGGCAGCGACGATCTCCGCTTCTTCGTATCCAGACAAATTACGAAGGCGCATGATCGCCGTGGCAAACGCGCTAACACCACGCGTCTGACCGGGACGATCAATCAGATACAGGTGAATAACGTCATCAGCGGGGATGCGAATCCGCTTCTTGACTGCCTTTTGCGCGTAGCTGAATTGATAGTCGCCGGGATGGTAATCAAAAAAGTGATACGCAATCGGGCGTCCCCACTTATCAATCTCAACACCCATCCGAATCTCATTGCCGTCTTTCGTGATGGTGTTGTAATCGTCGTCCAGCAAATCCGATTCGATCAGCTCGAGACCAAGCGGCACCTTGCTGTTGCCAAAAGATTGACGAACAAGGCGGATGAACACCTCGCCCGATTCGAGCATTGACGTAACGGCAAGGCGTTGGATGTCGTACCAGCTCAGCTTGCCGCCGACATGACAACGCTTGGCACTTGTCCAACGATCAAATTCTTCCTCGATGCGGCGGTTGATGTCATCAGCAAGGCGTCCGCCACGCTGCATGCGCACTTGCGCCTGATGACGAATACCAGTGCCGACAACGTTATTTTTTACGGCACGAAGCGCAGATTTTGCAAAATCTGAATCGCGAACAAGCTGCCGTGCGCGGTTCCGCAACATGCGGATGCTGCCGCGAACTTCACTATCAGCAGAAGTTGCCTGACTGATCCAATCAGAAGTAAGACGATTGTTTTGTGCGGCGGCATAAGCACGTTTGAGGTTCCAGTTTTTCTCTTTCGCCTCTTGCAGTTGCTTACGCAACGCGTTGGTACGACCAAAGCCCAAGAAAGCCATTAACGGAACCTCACTTTGGCGAGACCGGGATTACCAAGACCCTGACGGATCTTTTCACGGCGTCGCTCCATTGCAACCTCATTTTGCAACGTGCTGCGCAATTCGAGCAGTTCAGTCATCTTGTAACGACGAAGACTGCGACCACCAATGCTGTATTCCTGCACCATTCCACCTTGGGACAGGGTGCGGATTGCAGCTTCGACGTAGCTCAGATCAATTTCTGCACGGCTGCGATCATCAAATGCACCGGGCGTGCTGGTGTAAGCAGCAGTTGCCTTGACGGTGAATTGACCGCGACCAGCGGTGTACTGAAGGGTGCTGTAGGTGGCAATTGCCTGCCAAGTCCACAACCCAGCATCGAAGTTGGCAGTGGTGGCAGCGGGAACAGTAATCCGCCAACCCGTACCTTCTGCCGTGCCAGTGATTGTTGCGCCTTCTGAAGCAACGTTCGTGCGGGCGTACCACTTCATCGTGTACGTGCCGCTATCGATGACAGTGCCGATCGCATCCTTGAACGAAGGCACGTCGAACACGACGGTATCGCCTGCGTAGATCAAATCCGGTACAAGGATGCTCACCAGCTTGTCACAAATGAGGATGCTCGCCTCTGAAGTCTACGTTGTGGCGGGCGGTATGGCGACTCCTGCTTCGCCTGTTGCGTTTGCACGTTTTCACCCTTTTTCGGTGCATTTGCAACAGCACGCTCAAACTGCTCAAAAATCGTATTCCTGTTGAATCTCATGTACAGGAAGTGCAAAGCGGCATAGCTGTACACAAAGCAGTCCAATGCCTCGTTGCGATCACCTGCTTTCTTCTTCCATTCGCGAATGGCAAAACCCTTGACGTAGCGAACAACCTGACGTTCACTCGTAAGTTGCTTGAAGTATTCCTGACCCGCTTCCGCATGGAAGTGAATATACCCAGCGCCAACCTCGTTGTGTTTCATCCTGCCGAACAAGGTTGACTTGATGGTGTCAGTACCGACAGGAAATACCTCAGCCGAATTCTTCAACACTTGACCTTTGTAGTTAATATCAACCTTGGAAGGCTTCCCTATCGGCGGTTTGTTCCGCACTGACTGTCCTTTCAAAGCAAACACTCCTTTCCCCTTTCGACTTCTGGCATACGCATACACTTCGCTTGTGAAGTGACCGCCAGAGTCCACTCCAATTGCCGCAACTTTGAGTCTTCCACCGTCGGCATGCGGGTAGTCCCTTAGCAGTAGGTCATCAACTTGTTCCCACAACTTTTGTCCGGCTGGATCGCCGTAAATCTCTGTGTGGCTGATCAACCAGCACTCCTCACCAGTACCCCACGCATACAGTCCGACAGCGACCCGGTTGTCCTGTACGTCAACACCAGCGGTCAAGATGCTGGCACCACTGGGAACCTCGCTGGCGGGGTAGAACTCGGCTCGTTCCGAAAGGCTTTCCGCTCCAAGTTTTGCTCCCGTCTCCTCTTCCCAAGTCTCGCCCAAGACAGTATTGACAAAGGTCTTGAGCAACGGAGCGTCGTTCTTCGCACGTAAAAATTCCGTCACGATCTCTTCCCAACTTTTCCATCCAAGTGGTGAATACAAGGAGGACAAATGGAAGCCAACCGTCCGTGCGTCTTGACTTGTGGCAGTCGGACGCCACTCGCCTTTGCGAAGCATTTCGCTCTTGTAATGCTCTGGTATGTGGCACCCGCAAGCCTCGCAGACATACGCAGCAGTCTTTGGATCACCGTCACGCCACTGCAGGTTCTTCCACTGCAGCCATTGCATATGATCGCAATGTGGACACGGGACAAAATATCGGCGTTGATCCGATGCCAGATATTCCGTTTCAATCCTGCTCGTATCTTTGACCGTTGGCGTCGAAGTCAGGATGATCTTCCGCCGACTAAACGTTGAAGCACGACGTTCCGCCAATGCACAAGGATCTCCTTCACCGTCCACATCTGATGGGAAAGCATCAACCTCATCAAGAAGCACCCAGCGACAAGGAGCAGAACGTAACCCCGTAGCGGAGTTGGCACCCGTAAGTAAAAGGATCCCACCGGGGAATTCCTTTGAGAACATCGTGTTGCCTGAATCCCTGCTTCGAGCAGGTGCGATCTTCTCGGCAAGACACGGCGTTTCATGAATGAGCGAATCAAGGCGCTGCTTACTCAGCCTTTTAGCCATTTCGATTGTTGGCTGCACAAAAAGTGCTGGTCCCGGCGCGTGGGCAATCATGTAACCCACCACGTTGTTGATGCCTTCTGTCTTGCCAAGCTGCGCCCCAGCCATGAAGACGACTTTCTGCACCGCAGAATTAGCCGACATGCAGTCCATGATCTCCTTGAGGTAAGGAGTCCTTTCAGTACGCCACGGACCCGGCTCTGCTGATGCCTTGTTAGACAGCATCCGGTATCGATCCGCCCATTGGGAAACCGTCAGGTCAGGGTCAGGCTTCAGACCTTCCGTAAACGCCGAGCGGTAGATCAGTGCTCCGTCACGCATTGGTCAACGTCTCCAGCGCCTTACGGATCTCCTCCGTCAATGTTTGATGGATGACAACAGGATCTGACTCTGCGGCCATCTGATTGCTCACACGGTCTGGAATATTGCCCAGCGCATCCCTTACAGCACGTGCAGCCGAAAACGCTTCGCGCTGAACACGAGACACTTCCACCAACTGATCTTCCTTGACCTCAAGATCCAGCCGTGCCAGTTCTGCGCGGAAATGCTCTGACTTTGCACGACTCTCATTGAAGCTTGGGATCTCAAGCGCAGATGATTCCTTTCTTGTGGGACTCACTGAGACAAGCGGGTTGCCTTCCTTGTACGCCTTGATGGCCGCTTCCTTGTCCCAAGCGATCTTGTTGCGGTCAACCGTGAAGCAGCCTTCAAACCTGCCCTGACTCTTCATCTGGCTGATCCGCGCCTGCGTGATGCCAAGCGCTTCAGCTAGTTCTTTCGTGTTGCACGTGTGCATAGGCGCAATTTAAGCGCAATAGCGACGTTTTAAGCGGGATAGAGCCACGCAACACTTTTGTGGCATATAATTGTCAACTTTTCGATTTTCGGGCGTCTTAACCGCGTCTCAAGTGGGATTGCTGCGACACCTGAAATTCTGGCGCTAGCGGAAAAGGGTGGTTCGAAATTACCA